CTGACATGGAACGCATACGGCGGTTTTTGGATGCTTAGCATCTACGATGCAGAAATGAATATTATCCTCGGCATGGCGAGGCTCGTGCCGGGGACAATTTGGAATTTCTACTATCAAACCCAAGGAGGCCCGCCGGGCGTCCTTGGCGTTGAAACGGAGCAGGAAACAATTGGCCGCAATGATTTTGTGGACGGAAAGGCGAAACTGCTATACCTTCCTGCAAGACAGCTTGGAGCGTGACAGATGGATATCTGGGATAGACAGTACCGAGTAAGAATTGGGAAAAATAATTCTGTCGGTCGTGAAATCGGAAAACCTAACGAAAAAACGAAGAGGGCTATCCGATGTTCCTTTTCCTGTGAAATTGGTGATAGTTCAAGTTCTAATACGGGGAAAATCACACTTTGGAATCTGGCAGATGAAACCTTGCGCCTTTTGGAGCAGGAAGATTGCCTGATTGAGCTGCGCGCTGGATATGGTGATGACCTGCCCGTTATTATGGGCGGTTCTTTGACGTGCTTTGAAACGGAAACAAACGGAGCGGACCGGCAGACCACAATTGAGTTTGTGGACAGCTTTACATCCGCACGAGATACAACGGTGAGCCTGAGTTATTCGGGCGTTGTGAACGGAGAAAAAATCGTCAGGGATGTTGCCCAGGAAATGGGATGTGAAGTCAAACTTTCCCCCAAGGCCAAAATGATCGACTTTAAGAATTTTGCTTTTGTTGGCACAGGAAAGACGCTTATCGGGCGGCTGTGCGACAGAAGCAAACTTCGCTGGAGTGTTCAGAATGGTATTATTCAGATATGCGCACTGGATGAACCGCTAACGATGGCGGCTTATGTCCTTTCGGCCGATTCCGGCATGATCGGTTCACCGAAGCCTTTCTTTGAATCCGCATCGACCAGCAGCAAATCTTCAACGAGTAAGAACGCGAGTTCCAATACGACCAAAAGAAAGGCCAAGAAAGGCATTGAGGTTACGTATTGCCTGAATGGCCATATTCAGATTGACGATTATGTGAAAGTAGAATCCCGAGAGGATAAGGGAAACTACCGGGCGTCAAAAATCAGGTTCATTGGCGATACGGAGGGCGACGATTGGCAATGCGTTGGGCAATTTGTGGAGGTGAAATAGCGTGGATCAGGACTTCCGCGATGCAGTCGTGAGCATCATCGACCAGTACATGAGGGATAATATCCACACCTCGGCACCTGCTAAGGTTGGTAACGTGTCCGAAAATTTCACTGCTGAACTAACGCCGGATTTGAAAGTAACGACCGATGATGATAGGGAAGTACCCTACCCTAAAATTTCGGGCACGGCTATCCTGATGCCTACCGGAGCAGGCGGCACAATCGGGTTTGCCTTTCCTGTGCATTCCGGGGATGGATGTGTGGCTATTTTTGGAGAGGGCGGCTCTGGAACGGACTTGAAGTGGGACTTATCCAACGCAACCTTGCTGCCGGGCTTGCCTGCATCGTCTAGCGAGCAGGTTAAGCGTGCCGGAAGTGAGGACGCAGCAGTTGTTTTTGCGCCGACTGCGACCATCACGGTCAAGAAAGACTGCATCGAACTGAAAAAGCAAGACACAACCATAACCTTGAAAGACAGTTCCGTCTTTGTTCAAAGAGGCGGTTCTAACATCGAGGTGACGGATGGCAGTACCAAAATTACCACTCCGTTGCTTGATGTTACCGGCAATACGGAAATCAAAGGCAACATTCAGGTGCAAGGAAACGTGAACATTTCTGGCACGCTGGTACTTGGTGGCATCGTAATGAATACGCATACCCATGCTGGCGTACACGGAAAGACAGGAGGTCCGCAGTAATGGCATTGAAAGACCTTGCGCTTGCTGCTGATGGTGATTTATACATCAACGAAACCGGCGATTTTGAAATCATCGATGCCGTTCGGCAGGGTGTGCAAATTCGTCTGCGCTGGATCAAAGGAGAATGGGTGTTCAATACCGCTATGGGCACGCCTTACTTTGAAACAATCCTTGTGAAGGTTCCGAATCGAGCCTTGATCGAGAAGGCCCTGCGAGACCAAATCCTTGCCGTTGATGGCGTAACAGGGGTGGGCACCATCAACCTTATAAAGGATGCAAAGACCAGAACGCTCAGAGCGTCTTTTACCGCGACCACCACCGAAGGAGAAATAGAAAGCGAGGTGGAACTGTCCCATGTCGGACTACGGAGTGACGGATAAGGGCTTTCAAATGCGCCGACTGGATGAAATTTACACCGACATCTGCAAAAGGTTTAAAGACGAGGTCGGAGTTGACCCATCGGAGAACCCGCAAAGCGTGATGAACGTCTTGTTTACAATTTTTGCGGATGCCCCGGCAGAACTCTGGGAGGCTTATGCTGCTGCATATCAGCAGCTTTTCCCCAATACGGCCTGCGGCGTTGCGTTAGATAACGTGATGCAGGTGGGCGGGGTGAGCCGCATTGGACAGTCCAAAACTAAGTATTTTATCTCTTGTACTGGCCAAGAGGGAACGGTCATTCCGGTTGGCGCTTTGATTCAGTCGAGCAGCAGACCGCAACGTACTTTTCAGGCGGTCAGTGCATCCATAATCTCCAGCGCAAACTGGAGAAAGCTGGCGATTCGTCCGATTGAAAGCATTGCAGGAACCTTTACGTTTGATTTTGGCGTTTCTCGCAATGCGACAAGCGGAGAAGTTGGAACCTATGCAGAAAGTTCCAGCGTCACAAAGAAAATGACCGTGTCCTCGTATGACGATGCGTACTCGCAGATGCTTGCGGCTGTCCAGTCCTTTGATGCCTTGGTAAAGTTCGGCATTGCTGTTTCGGACGAAACTGACGATCAAGGAGAACATTCAATCGTTTTGACTGCATCGGGCGCCGCTGACAGCTTTTCGGCAACGTTGTGCAAGTACATTACGGTTACGGAAGTGACCAGCAATATCCAGTTTGAAAGCGCGGAATATGGCAGCTATGTGTTGGCTGATGGTGTTATTACGCAGATTGTCACTACTGTGGATGGCTGGACAGCCTGCACCAATGATATCGCGCCGATAAAGGGCCGACTAACCCAGACGGATGCCGAGGCCAGAACGAGTTACACAAACCGTGTTGCAAGCCGCGGCACCGGCACGGTCGCAAGCATCGTTTCCTTGCTGTACAGCGATGTGGATGGTGTGACCTTTGCGGCTGGATACGAGAACTACAACGATACGACCGATGCGGCGGGCAGACCTCCGCATAGCATTGAAATTGTTGTCCAGGGCGGCAGCGATGAAGATGTGGCCAACATCATCTGGAAAAACAAAGCAGGCGGCATTCGTGCATACGGGAAGCATTATGCTTACGCTACCGACATTAACGGCAATCGGCAGTATCTGGAATTTACTCGAGTGAATGACGTTTATCTGCTGCTCTCTGTTACGGTTACGAGTTCTGGCGGGCTGGACGATGATTATGCGGCGAGAATCAAGTCCCTGCTGATGGAAGAAATTCTTTCAGCAGGCACAACAATTCGCCTGCAAACGTTCATCCGCCCCATCATGGAAAGCGTGTCCGGCGTTGATTATGTCGAAATCCGAGGCTTATTGAGCGAAAAACCGGACATTGAAGGAGTTGCCGATAATTCTATGCTGACAGGCATTGTCCCGGTTGAAATCAACCAACAGCCGGTTCTTAGCATGAGCGGCATCCGGGTGGTGAAAGCATGATTGACGCTTATAAGGAAATGTATGGCAAACTGCCGATGCAGTTTCAACTGGAGTCTTACGAAGAGAGCAAACTGGGGGACTATATTTGCGATACCGTAGATGATCTGAAGGATTTACCAGAAGATTGCGAAATGGGAAGCATTGCCAGAATTATAACCCCGCCTGCAATCTATCGAAAGAACTCAGCCGGGAAATGGATTTTGCAGTTTTCCAGCAAAGGGGTATCCTAATGGGCTACGAAGTTCTGAAAGAAACACCTCTCAGCGTTGAAAAAATGTCAAACCTTGATGGCATCATCTGGGCCGTTGCGCCGGAATATGAAAACGCCTCTCTGTTTCTGGGCGGTCTGGAAAATCTGAACAATTTTGATAGCTGCACAGGTGTTTGGCTTGACCGGCTTGGACAGCTGGTCTGCTTGACCCGCCAGCAGGCTGGAGCAATGATTGGAAGCCGAGAACTTGCGGATAATGACGATATTTATCGCGTCTGCCTGAAGTATAAGGCTTTTGTCAATTCCTGCCGCTGTACGCCGGATGAAATCATTGAAGCAACCAAAATCATCTTCGGAGCAACGCAGGTGGTTTATAGTGAACGCCGAGATGTTCCGGCGACAATCTTCCTTTCGATTTCGGCACCGTTTTCTGATATGGTCATGTCTATTTTGGGAACGCATGACCTTATTGTACGCCCGGCCGGAGTAAAAGTTCGCGTGGATTGCTCGACCGAGGACGCAGAAACCTTTGGATTTGTGGATCTCAATCCGCGAGTTGCAGGTTTCGGCGAGGGAATGTTTGCACAGTCCATCAATTAACTGGGGGTGATTTATTATGGCAGAAGGTCGTGCAGGAGCGCTTGAAGATTATGCAACTGCGGCGTTTTCTGTGTCTGGCGTGAAGCAAGACATTTCGTTGGAGGATTGGAAAGGCGGCTGGGCTTCTATTGTCGGCGGTTTGAACGGAAAGCCGACAAGCCAGCAGTTCAACATGGTTACATATATTTTGAGTGCCCTGCTGAATCAGGCCATTTCCGACCTGTCTACCGTTAAGGGAACGGCAAACAGCGCGTTGCCTAAGAGCGATTTTACGGCGAAACAGATTGTGGCCCTGCTGGCTGCATACGGGCTGATGGAAGGCTGTGATGCCGATACGGTTGATGGTAAACACGCGAATGCTTTTGCACCGTCTACGCATGAACATTCTGCAAGCCAGATTACAAGCGGAAACCTTCCGATTGAACGCGGTGGTACAGGTTCTGGCACCTCCGCTGATGCCTGCAAAAACCTTGGCGCAATGCGCAATGTGGGCGGCACGTTCACCGGAACGGTGTATTTTGCAAACGGCACGGTACATTATGTGACATCCGCAGGTGATGCACACTTTAAGTCTTTGTCGGTGTCAGGTGATATTTCCGCGCAGCGTGTCTACGATGCGGTCTACAACGACTATGCGGAGCTCATGCCGCGTGGCGAGCAGACCGAACCCGGTGATATTATCGCTCTGGATACTGGGAGCCAGATGGAACGGTATATCAAGGCCACGAACCTATCTAGCCGTATCGCAGGCATCCACACGGATGAGTACGCTATGCTCATTGGTGGAAATAAAGTGGTTGAAGGGCAGGATTTCCTTGAGGAAAACCTGCCCGATTTTATTCCGGTGTCCTTAGCAGGACGTGTTCACACGAAAGTGGTTGGACCTGTCCATACGGGCGATTACATCGTTCTGTCCAGCACGCCCGGCGTTGGGCGCGCGGTCGGCTCGTGCGAATCGTACCCGGCGAACAAAATTGTGGGATACGCCTGTGAGGGTGATAACCGCACGGATCTGCGGCTTGTGAAGGTGAGAGTAGGTGGTGTGTGATGGCTCAAAGAAGCACAAAGGTTTACTCGGCCGACTACACAGAACTTAAAAAACAACTGGACGCTGAACTTAATCGTCGCGGAAAAAGCGAAGGGACAGGACAGGGCCAGAGCGTTGGAAGCATGGCGGCTTATATCAGTTCTTTTTCTGTCGCCCCTGCGGCCGGTAGGCAAATTACCAATGAGCACATCCAGAAAATTACACAGCCTATCTCGGCGATTACCGGAAGCGCTATCACACCGGAAAACGGCTCCAAGGTTGCTGCAGATGTGCTCACCCGGGCGGCTGCACTGCTTAGCCAATTGAGCGCGATTTCTGAAACTGCAACATCCAGCGGCTGCGGCGGGGCTTGCTCGGGGCTCTGCACTACGGGTTGCTATTCAGCCTGTTCCAGCTGTACCGGCTCATGTACGGGAGGCTGTACCGGCTCGTGCACAAAAAGCTGTGCCAATGATTGCACCGGCTCATGCACCGGCTCTTGTGTGAGCACTTGCACAGGGACTTGCACGGGTTCCTGCACTAAGTCGTGCGCCAACGACTGTACCAGCACCTGTACAGGCACCTGTACTGGCAGCTGTACCGGCACCTGCACAGGAACCTGTACGAAGACATGTGCCAATGACTGCGGGGGAAGTTGTGCTGGCGGTTGCACAGGTACATGCGCTGGAACGTGCGTAGGCACTTGTACTGGTAGTTGCACAGGAAGCTGTACAAAGACGTGTGCGGATAACTGCACTAACAATTGCAAGACATCCTGCAAGGGAGGATGTTCTGGTAGTTGTGATGGATGTTCAAGTACTTGTGAGGGAAGCTGTAGCGCAAATTGCGCAGACGACTGTGCAAGT